ATGGGCTGGCGTTGGCGCAAGTATTCTGGAAGCAATCCGCATAACAAACATTGCCATGTCTCTTTCACTAAACAAGGTGATGCGGACGGCTCTTTCTTTAATATCCCGTTACTAGGAGGCGAATAAATGGAACAAGCAAAAGCATTAGCAGCATCATGGGCTCGATCATTCTTTGCAGCAGCCCTAGCTCTATACATGGCAGGGGTCACAGATCCTAAGACTTTAGCAATGGCAGGAGTGGCAGCCGTTGCACCCGTTATCTTGCGCTGGCTTAACCCTAGCGATGCATCCTTTGGCGTGAATAAGCAATGACACAGGAAAACTTCTTTACCCTTTACTTTGCCAGCCTTGCCGTGATTGGTGGGCTTGCAGGTTATGTGATCACGCATTTACTGTCTGAGATTAAGCGACTCAACTCGCGTGTCGATGAGATCTATAACATACTCTTAGAGCGATAATTTTTGCTATGGCAAGAAAAAGAGTTATCGATCTCGATACATACAACGCTCTCGATGCTTACTGTATTGCTCTCAACGAATACTTTAAGTCATTAAAGAAAGCGGGCTTTAGCGAAGACATGGCCTTTTGGCTGCTTCTAGATCGAGACTCTTATCCTGATTGGATCTTGCCATCGATCCCCGACCGAGTGGATCGCATACCCTATGAGGACGACGACGAGGACTAATGAAAAGAATAGTGGTTTTGAGCGACCTTCAATGTCCCTTCCACGATCGACATCTAGTCAAGAATCTAGCCAGCTTTATCAGTAAGTTCAAGCCGCACGAAGTAGTAACAATCGGCGATGAGATTGATTTTAACACGATCAGCAAATGGTCGGAAGGGACGCCCGAGGCTTATGAGCAGACTCTTGGAGATGATCGCGATGAAGCTGTTCAAGTCCTTTACGACCTACAGGTCACACAGACCATAAGGTCTAATCACACAGACCGCCTTTACAATCAGATTATGAGGAAGATTCCCTCATTCCTATCTTTGCCCGAATTGCGCTTTGAGAAGTTCATGAGATTCGATGAGCTTGGGATAACCTTTCATAAGAAGCCATATAACATCGCGCCGGGCTGGATTGCAGTTCATGGGGATCATACCCCTATCAAGTCACAAGGGGGTCTGTCAGCCCTTGAGGCGGCCCGTAGGCACGGGAAAAGCGTCATCTCGGGTCATACTCACAGGGCAGGGCGATCGTCCTTCTCAGAGGCCTCAGGAGGCCGTATAGGGCGTATCCTGCATGGGGTAGAGGTCGGGAACCTAATGGACTTTAGTAAAGCCTCATACACAAAGGGATCAGCCAACTGGCAACAGGCATTTGCGATCATGTATGTGGACGGCAAAAACGTTCAGGTCGATCTGATCTACATCGAAAAGGATGGGACGTTTGTAGTCTCAGGTAAGCGTTATGGACGACCTAGATAACGACTTAGACAGGTCGATCGATGACCACATAGACGATGCAGAATCGTTACCATTTCGTTATCAAAATATCCTTGACCTAGCCTAGCGATCTGTCATCCTTGCCCTAACAACAACAGAAAGGGCAATTATGTTTGATCCATCTCTAGGCGATGCAGTTGTAATGATTCTGCTATCTGCCATATATTTCCACTTAGGCCGAATGGTCGGCATTCGCGTTGGTTATCTCAAAGGTCGCAAAGCTGTGAGAGATTACTACGCATCTAAAGAAAGGGTCAAAGTTTGAAAGCAAGTGATTTCCTCAACGAAGCAAAGGCAACAATTCAAGATCGTGGAATGGACTACGGACACCCGTCGGACAATATGTCCCGAACAGCATGCCTATGGTCAGCATTCCTCCAAATGCCTGTTACTGACTATCAAGTGGCATCATGCATGGCATTGGTCAAGCTCGCACGAAGCATGGAGTCTGCGAAAGTCGATACATACATCGACGCTGCAGCCTATCTTGCAATAGCAGGGCAACTACACACAGAGGAGAACGAACTTTATGTTTAATTTATCGGAATACACTACGGTGAGCGAACGAATTAAATTGTTTCGAGAGATGTATCCAATGGGCAGAATCATCACGACTCTGATCTCTGAAGATCCAAGCCGAGTAGTGTTCAAGGCAGAGTTCTACCGAGATGATGAGGATCAGCGTCCTTTCTCTACAGGCTACGCTAGAGAGATCACGGCTGATCGTGGGGTAAATAAGGATTTTGCGCTTGAGAACTGCGAGACGTCCGCGATTGGAATTGCCGCTAAGAATGCCAACATAGGCACGGAGAAGAATGCTATTAGCCGAGAGGAAGCTGAGAAGGTGAATCGAGTAAAGGCGAAGGATGCAACCATTCAGGATGTAAAGGCCAAGATGGCTCAGACATCGGGCGAATACATTCCCGTAGTAAAGGAGGACGATCCATGGACTATCAAGCCAGCGACTATGCCGCCCACAATGGGGGAAGCTGTATCGATGGTGAAAGAGATTATTGGAGGCCAAACCGAGAACGATATTCCGAGATGTCCTCATGGCGACATGATTTGGAAGACTGGTCAATCGGGCGCAGGTAAAGCATGGGGACATTTCAAGTGCTCTGCTTGGGTAACTGGTGAATTGACACGATGCCCTAAGGGTGAAGATGTCATTTGGTATGAGATCAACAAAGATGGCGCATGGCAACGACAGAAGGCGAGAGTCTAATGGGACGTCTACAGTTTCAGAATCAAGATGGTGAGTGGGAGTCATTCCCAACAGATGATGAGATCCAACGATCTAAGGAAGTCCAAGCAATCTTAGAAGAATTTACATTCATGACTCGGTGCTGTCTATGTAATGATTCAATACCTATGTCAGAGATCAAAGTGAATCTTACTAATAAGGCGTGGTCATGCAGAAAGTGTCACGCGGTCAATGGCCTCACAAAGCCGTAAATACAGAGGATTCTCGACCGAGCGCATAGTCGCCAAGTACCTATCGACTTGGTGGCCACATGCGGATATCGGTCGAGGGGCTGGAAAAGATATAACACATGTCCCGTTCGACATGGAGGTTAAGGCTAGATCGGCGTTCCAGCCTAAGGCATGGATCGATCAAGTCACCAAAAGAGCTAGCAAGTCCCAAGACTTGCCCATCGTGGTGTGTCGCTTAAATGGTCAGGGAGAAAGTAGTCCACAAGACTATTTGGCATTTATGCGGCTTGGTGATTTGGTCGATCTATTGCTGAGTTCAGGTTACGGGGATTACAAGGGTGATCGCGATACACTTGAGCCTATGAGATGCAAGATGTGCGGCGCATGGGCGTTCACGCCAGTATGCAGGACATGTGAGAGTGATCCCGATGCCAACCTATGAATTTGAGTGTGACAATGAGAAGTGCGAAAGTAATGCACGCATCGAGGAATGGCTTAGCATCACAGAGCCTCATGACCTTGAGTGCCCATTCTGTCACTCGCCAATGCACAAAGTTTATAGCTCTATAGGGGTAGCGTTTAAGGGCTCAGGATTCTATTCAACGGACAATCGATGAGCGACACGCATCTGATCAGCACTTTTACTGATAGCCTTGACACGCATGGTACTCTCAGGGCTAGAGCCCCTAAAGGGCTCACACCGAGCCGCTTGCGGATCGCTCGGGGGGTAGCCATCGTTATTGGGATATCTCTATCTATAGTGAGACCTATAGAGTCACAGGCGAATGACCTAGTCATTAAAGAGATTAAAGCCTTAGCGAAACAGACACTTACTCATAAGCAATACTTATGTCATAACGAGATCATCTATAGAGAATCAAGATGGAATTATAGAGCAGTAGGCAACATAGGCGGCACTAAGCAAGCCTATGGTCTATATCAAATGAAGCTCAAGAGCCTACATACATCTACTCATATCAGACAGTATTGGAAGTATTGGTACTATGTAGTTCATAGATATGGGGTAGTAGATACTAAGACTTATGATGCTAACTATTGCAAGGCCTTACATCATCTTAAGACTAAAGGATGGCAATGAGTACTAAGCGCGGTGATCCTCGTGGTACTAGGGCATACAAGAAGCGCAGGCTTGAGGTGCTACAGAGGGATCAATGGTCGTGCTTCTATTGCCAGCAACCAGCGACAACAGTAGATCACATCATTCCTATAGTTAAAGGCGGTGATCCTATTGCATACGATAATCTCGTGTCATGTTGTGCAAGGTGCAACTCACGCAAGGGAAGCCGATCGGAGGGCGTTTTTTTAGCACAACAGGCCACCCCCCCTGTCTTTCCTGCCTTCCTCTCTCCGATGCAGTCCAAAGTTCACCGAGACAGTCCGTTTCAGTCCAACATCAACCCGATTGATGGCGAGTAATGGCCGAGCGTAAAAAAGTCCTACGAGGGGCAACTAAGCCAAGGCTTCAGTCAGTACCCTTGAAGGGTAAAAGCAAGGTAGATGACGTCAAAGAGATTGCCGCTATCCTGTCACAGGAACTATTGCCTTATCAGGAGTACGTTCTCAAGGATATGCTGACAGTTGATAAGAATGATCGCTTCGTCCGCAAGTTTTCGCTGTTGCTCATATCGAGACAAAATGGAAAGACGTTTTTGGCTCGTATGCTCATTCTGACTCACCTTCTCAAGTGGAATACAGACGTCCTGATCATGTCATCTAACCGCTCGATGGCGCTAGAGACCTTTAGACAGGTGGCTAACGCTTTAGAGAATAACGATCATTTTAAGGGCATGGTTAAACAGATCAGGCACGCCAACGGCACCGAGTCTATCGAGATGCTATCGGGTGCCCGTCTAGATGTCGTAGCTGCAACGAGAGACGGCAGTCGAGGCAGATCAATCAACGGCCTTCTCTATATTGATGAGGTTCGTGAGATCAGTCCTGAGGGGTATCGCGCTGCAGTCCCAGTCACGCGTGCCCATCCCAATTCTCACACACTACTGACGTCGAATGCGGGTGACGCGTTCTCCACAGTTCTCAACGAGCTAAGAGAGCGAGCCCTAAGTGCTCCTCCTAAGTCATTTGGCTTTTATGAGTATTCGGCTCCCCAATATTGCAAGATTACAGATAGAGCAGGATGGGCTCAAGCTAACCCTGCACTCGGTTACACAATCACGGAGGAAGCCATTGAAGAAGCTATTGCAACAAGCCCGATTGAAAACACTCGAACTGAGACTTTATGTCAATGGATTGACTCTCTCTCAAGTCCGTGGCCTCATGGCGTACTTGAGGAGACCTCCGACTCCACGCTCACTATTCCGATCGGTGGTTATACGATCTTTGGTTTCGATGTATCTCCATCTCGCCGCAATGCGAGCCTCGTTGCTGGTCAGGTTATGGCTGACGGACGAATTGGTGTCGGGATCTTACAGACGTGGGAAAGCCAAGTCTCAGTAGATGATCTAAGGATCGCAGCTGACATTAAAGGATGGGCTGATCAGTACCGGCCGAAGATGATCTGTTACGACAAATATGCAACACAGTCAATCGCCGAGCGCCTTGCCAATGCAGGGCAGATTACTCAGGACGTCTCAGGACAACAGTTCTATCAGGCATGCTCTGACTTGCTTGATGGCCTAGTTAATAATCGAGTAGTCCATAACGGCCAAGATGAGCTAATAAAACAGATGAATAATTGCGCGGCTAAGGTCAATGATTCGGCTTGGAGAATCGTAAAGCGTAAGAGTGCGGGAGACATCTCCGCACCAATCTCGTTAGCGATGGTCGTGTCAATGTTAATGAAGCCGCAACAGATCGCAGCAATCTACACCGCATAGTGTATAATTGCCCTCTATGGGTATCCTTTCGCGCCTTACAGGTGCAGCACCGAAAGCAAATGTCGAGGCTCAGTACGCACCTCAGGTTCTAGGTGAGTATTCACCTTATGCAATGCCATTCCAATTTGCTTATGTTGGTCGCACCGAAGCAATGGGCGTGCCAGCGTTAGCCAGGTGCAGAAACCTTTTGGCGGGAACCATCGGCACCATCCCACTTGAGCTCTATAAGAAGTCTACGGGTGAAGAATTAGGGAAGCCACTTTGGCTTGATCAGCCTTCCTATTCACAGCCACGTTCTGTCACTATTGCCTACACAGTCGATTCACTTCTATTCTACGGTCAAGCATTTTGGCAAGTAGTTGAGACTTATCAAGAAGATGGTCGCCCATCACGCTTTGAGTGGGTCGCTAACAGCCGAGTCACAGCGACACTTGATCGCGACAATGTATTCGTCAAGTCATACGCAATCGATGGCACTACAGTCCCAATGGACGGCCTCGGTTCACTTATTACATTCCAATCTCTAAGCGATGGCATTCTAAACACAGGCGTCTCGACAATTCGCGCCGCACTAGACATTCAGAAAGCCAGCGTAGTTGCAGCCGCGACTCCAATGGCTACAGGCTACATTCGTAACTCAGGTGCAGACCTTCCACCTGCCGAAGTACAGGGATTACTCTCAGCATGGAAGAATGCTCGCCTTAATCGTTCTACAGCCTATCTCACATCGACTTTGCAATATGAGGCAGTCGGATTCAGCCCTAAAGATATGATGTACAACGAGGCCATTCAGAATCTTGCTACCGAGATCGCTCGCCTTTGCAACGTGCCTCCATATTACGTCTCAGCCGATCAAAATACGACAATGACCTATGCCAACGTTCAAGACGAGAGGCGTCAGTTTCTCACTCTATCTTTGCAGCCTTATGTAAGTGCAATAGAGGATCGTCTTTCAATGGACGACATCACAGCTCGGGGCAACATCGTCAAATTTGACATCGACAAGAATTATCTACGCACAGACCCACTTGCAGAATTAGCAGTCATTCGCGAGATGCTTGATCTCCAGTTAATCACCCAGGAGCAGGCAATGGCCATGACTGATCTAACACCTAACGGAAGCGAAGGAATGATATGAGCGATTTAACCTTCTTTACTTTGGAAGCGGCTGAACTTACAGCCTCAATGGACACACGCGAGATTTCAGGCAAAATCGTGCCAATG